GTTATTTCAGGTGCTAGGATTCGTAGTAATGCCTCGGTGTCTTCAGTCCGCCCTATTTCCCTTATATCGGCAAGGAATCCCTCCGGGTCAGATTCGATATAAGCTGTAATCTCCTCAATATCCTGCTCGGGAAACACTTTACCAAAGACCTGCTCTGTTTCAAGTTGTTCCTGTTCTCTTTCCTGATACCAGCCCCAAACATCTAGCTGCCCGCCCGCGGCTTGATATTCTTGATATGCAATCTTCCCTTCTTCCGTTAAGTCCTCTATGGTTGGAATCGCTATCTCTGGTGGAGCAAATCCCCCCGTTGGTGGTGATAACTGAGCCTGTAAATCGGCCTGAGATACTCTTTCACCAGATGGGGAAATGTAGTAATTATCTTCCGTAATCTCCCATTTCTGAGGGGTAATAAAACTTGAGGTAAAACCACCGTTTCCTTCTATCGGGGTAAGTTTGAGCATCCAGCCTTCCTGTAATCCCAAGCCCATCTCAGCAGCCTCATTAGCCGTAAAGAACATTGGCTGTGTCGGAAAGGTAGTCGTCAACCGCCTCTGTGAAATAGCCTCAGTTAGCTGGGGATACATTTCCCTGACACCTTTCAGGGAAGTATCATATTGAGAGAATAAACGCCCAATCTTAATATCCTTTGCCTGACGGAACTGCCTCAGCAAGTCCTCTTCGTTTAGATTAAATCCATTCATTCCTTTTTCCCTGTATTAACTTTTCCTAGCTTGTTACCAGTTCGTAGCATCTCCAAAAGGTTCGGTTTAGTTAGCTTGGCTTTGTTACCCTCATCTCTCTTGGCAGCGTCAAAAAATGCTCGGTCTACATCTTCAACCGTCCACTCAAAGTCCAGCTTGTCATTACTCATTTTCGGCCTCCTCGATAGACTCCTCTACCCCTGGCACCGTGCCCAACATTGAGCGCCTCTGCCCCATATTGCCTCCACCACTTTCCTTAGTTAGCACTTGCTCAGTTTTATCTTTGGCCTGGAGTTCAGGAAACTTGTTACCCTCGATAGGACTTAGTTGCCCCATAGCGTTTCGTTGTTTGAGAATAGTGGCACCTCTTTGAGACAGGAGATAAGACTCAATCTTCTTCTGGATGGTCAGTTCTTCGCCCTTTCTGATTGGATTGACTAGTGCCCTTGCTCTTCGATAGAGAAAAACAACCTCATCTAACATCTCGGCTTGCTGAGACTGAAACTTAATCTCTTCCCCATCTGGGTCTTTATCGTGTAGGTAATCCCGCCTGATAGTATCCCTAGAGTAGAATAGACTAGCATCCCTAGCCATTGTCAGATTAGCTATCCTGTCCTCTGCCAATTCGGTGAAAAACCGATATTCAATAGTATAGTCACCCTGAAGGTCTTCTGGTTTATACTCATTCTCGCTGCCCACCGGCCCTATGATTAGAGGCTGGTCTAGCTGTATACACTGATTAATAATCATTCGGCTGAGAGCCTGGTAAAATGCTGCTTTTGTATTCACCCGGGGTAGGAATATGTCGTTTCGTGAGCCCAAAAGTTTAGCCATTGCCAGCGATGAAAGAGGAAATCCCAATGTGCCATAGTCAATCGCTGCTAGGCTTCCACGCTGCGAATCGGCTTCGACAATAGAATAGTATAAGGTTGTGGCTCTCTTTATGTCGTTGAACGGCATTGCCTTGAAGCCTCCACCTATCTCCACATCATGAACAGTCTTTGGTTTGTAGGGTGATTCCTTTGGCCTCTTGGCTTTCTTTGGTTCGGAACTCGCTCGCTGTAGAGCAGCAAAAAGGGTGTTGACGCTGATGGTCTTTAGAATCGTTGCAATACTATTCTTTTCCGTCCATAATTCACGGTTAGCCCACAGTATGCTCTCCCCCTTATGCTCCACTGCATCCTTGCTGTAAAACATAGAGCCTGCATGGACGACTGAATAGATAAAAGGCGGGTATCCGTAGGTATTAGGCTGTTTGCGAGCTATTTCCTTTTGCACAAAGACAAGGTTCTCTTCGGAGTTCCAAAGGTCAACGACTTCGTTCTCGCTGCCCTCTACATTAGGCAGTGTGTCGCCTGGCTCGTTGTATTCCTGTTTAAGCTCCTCTTTAGTCTGAATAAACCACGGAGCCCCCCATACAATTCCATTGTTACCAAGCTGAGGAACAAAGAACCGAGTATCCAGGGGTGTAACATCGGGGATAAGGACACCATCTTTGCTTATCCTTAGACAAGAGCGAGCACCTACATGCCCACGAATCATTATCTGCTCATCAATAAAAGCTCCCAAACCCCATATCCCTTTTTTCTCCAGCATTTCGTCTACCATGTAATAGACATCGGAAAGGAATTGCTCAATTAAGGACGTCTGATTATCTGTCAGTTTGTGTCCCTTAACTACCGCCTGCATAGTCGCCCCACCTAGTATAGATATTGCCTTCACAGCATAGAGAAGGCAGTCATTGAGAGTGACATTGGCGACATCCTCCATTTCCTCGCCTGGTTTATCCAGCCTCATCATCTTATAGGGCTTCAAGAAGTAAAGAGCCTCATCAACATCCTGGCGGTCGTATGTGGGCTTCAGGGTAATCCGCTTTTCATCAAACGCTTTGTATTCCTTAGTTGGTTCTGCCATAGTTACTCCTTATAAAAAAATTCTCACTCCTATAAACGCCAGAATCAAGGCAATAAGAGCGAGGATAAAGTTCAATTTAATGTCCTGCCAGTGTAGCCGCCAGTCCACCTTATCTAAGCGACTTGGTATATGGTTATAGCAAGAGTCCCAGAGCATTGAGAGCTGCCTGTTGACACCCTTAGGTTTCTTGGGAATCGTATAGTTAGGTTTTTTCCAGGGTTTCCACATAATTTGCCTCCTTAGAACTGCCAGACCTCGGCCTCGCTAGGTTCTGTAAAGTCGTGAGATGCAACAGGGTACCTCCTGGCGTCCATGCCATGTGACCAAACATGCGAGGTTTTATCAGTTAGTCTGCCAGTAGTCTTATCCTTAATGTAACGAAAGTTTCTCTGTTCCTTGATGCAATTTATACTTCCCTTAGTCCAATACTGATAAAATTGATTTACCCTCTGGATGCCAAACCCAACACTCCCTTTACCCTTCACTGCTTCAATCACATTAAAGCCTGCATCCCTTAGCTCCTGGGCGCTCTTAGGTTCGCTGGGGTCAGGATAGATGGGTTCTTTGCCAATGCCAGCCAACCGCATTTTCCTTGCTACCTGGTCATTAGTGAGCCCTGTCTTGTCGTAGAATATCTCTTGTGAGTAGAGTTTATCCCCCAGGACGACATTCTTAACTAGCACTGTCGGGTCTACTGCAAAGCCAAAGTCCAGCCCATAGGCAACCTCACCCGTAGGGAGACTATCTACTTGCTCAAAATTAGGGTAGACTAGGCCTTCAATCTTGCCTATCAGCCCCAGCCCATAGATGTTCCACCAGTTAGGGTCTTTGTCCCGATACGACTCAATCTCAGCAGCCTTTGTAGCGGGGATAACATCTAAGGCATCAAGATAAGTCGAGTGGTCATAAGCATTGATATCTTCCTCTGTCCAGTTCTCATGAGCCCAGAACTCACCAACCGGGTTCCAGTCGAGGATAGTAAATAACTCCGTCCTAATGTCTAACGCCCTGGCGGTCTCCCAGGGTATATTATTGGCCTCATTGATGAACAGGATATGCCGTCGTGGTCCCCTTACCTTACTATCATCATCAGCACTGAAAAACAGGGTTTTGCCGTTCCAGTCAGGACGGCTATATATATGGTCTGTCTTGTTGTAGAAGGGTGATGTTTCCTTATCTTCCCCCAGGATATTGAAGAAGTCTCTGATGCAGCCCTGTTTTAAGTGAGGCAGGGATTCAGACACGATGCTTATATCAAGGGGAATCTCGGACTTCTCGGCGATAGCCTGGAGCGCTTGTAATGCTGAGTAAGTCTTGCTGCTCCATGTCCCACCCTCTAGTTTAATCCGTCTCTTGCCCTGAGTCCACGCCTGTAGAATAGATTTGAATACCTTGGTGGTTCTTATATCCATCTAACCTTGTTCTCTCGCCTACCCTAGCCAGTAAGTCCTTTGTCTCGTTATCTATTACATAGACATTTACTTGACGGTCAATGTTGTTCTGAATGAGCGACCCCTCAGTATAGAGCTTGTCAATCTTGTTCAGTAAGTCTATGGCTTGAATGGGATTGTGTAGCTTAACCGTAGTGTAAACAGTCGGCTTTGCCCCTTTATCATTGTATTCTGTCCGTGAGCGTATCTCTTGAATAGCTCCAGTCATAGGCACTTCTGGCCCTAGATTCACCCATGAGCCGTCCTGTCCTAGCTCCATGAAATCAGTCAGTCTTGCCCGGGCAATCTCGGTTAGTCTTTCCTTGCGCTCTTGAACATTCATCACAGCAGCGCTTTCCGTCTTTTCTCGGAGTTCCGCTAACCTTGCTTGAACCTTAGTTGTTTTCTCCATTCGGCAAGCATTACTATCAATGATTGCCGGAGCATATTTACTAGAATATCCAGCCTTTATCCATGCTTCCCTTTGAGATAGACCTTCAAAGAGAAAAAGGGCAAATCTATCTTGCTTTTGTGTTAGTCGTGTCCTCATCTTGCTCCTCAGTAGTATTCTCCTCTGCCTCTGTTATACTGTCTCTAGTCCTTGTAAAGTTATCGTTCCATTCCATGTTAAGCTCCGAAGGTTATGTAGAAGCCGGCTATAACAAGCCCTCCCCAGGCCAGTCTCCCAATCCCCATGCCTATCTTGTAATACCACGCCTCTCTCGCAAGGATGGCGTAGAAGTCAGTGACCTTATATTTATCTTCCGTCTCCTGGATAGTGGGTATCTTCTCGGCTTTACTGAGGGCGAGTCCATCACCCAGGCCAGAGACAATCATGTGCCATTCCGCCCAAGTTAAGAGCAATCCTCTCAAAGCCCCTAAAAAGTCTCTGAAGCTGAAACTCATTTACCCTCTTTGATACCAGCCACAATCTTGTCAACTAGCTTCTGACTATTATCGACGCTTGTGGCCTTGATGTGCTGCACAGTCCTATCGCCGAACCACCAAAGGATGCAGGTAGCAGCCAGGGCCAGGAACCACTGCGGTGCGTCAATCCCCTCGACGACAACCTGGGCGATTACGGCAGCAAAGATAATACTGATTGCCGGCCTCGCTATTGCTCGGATGATTTGAACAATCGGATTCTCCATAAAACCTCCTGAAATGAAAAAACCACCCTGAAGGTGGCTCTAAAATGACTTGTGGGCGTTCTACTCCCTCACACCTAGTCTATCACTAGCCAAAATTCCTGTCAAATTAAAGCTAAAACGGGAGTATGAATTTCCTCTCCTGGGAGAAGCGGTGCGTGTTTTTCCTAAACCCGTAGCTAATTTCCCCCCCTGCTCTCCTGCGTGTTTTTATAACCTGGGGGTCTCTCTCCAGCCATTTTGTATCCACTCACTGTAATTAGTTCTCTTGCGTGCCTTACCAGCCATATATCTCATTGCCCTCTTAATACGCCTGCCCACCTTTTTATAGGGGATGCCAAATATCTTTGCGATTTTATCCTCAGTATATTGTTTATAGTACCGACAGACACACATATCACCATCCCGTCCAACACTCGCTATTCTGTCATCCATCTCAGCTTTTATCAGACTAATCATTTCAAAGTCTGCATGATGGCTAGTGTTATTGTATATTATCGTATCGTCAGTGGTAGAAAACGGCCAGTGCCCATCGCTTATAGAGTCCCACGCTTCGGGGTCTAACAGCCATCTTATTTGCCATTGGGAATACCAAATCTGCCAGGGGTAAGGGTAGTAGTCATCACTCATTTACTACCGTCTCCTTATCATCCCCTTATGAAGGGTTATATCCACACCGCAGCGAGGGCAGAATAGATATTCTCCACTCTCCCCTTCTGTTAACCTATGCCCTAGCCCTAATCGTAGTTCGTGATATGGTGCGTTCTTGGCGAGTTCCTTGATATCATCGTCAAGCTGCCCTTTCTTAGCCCGGGGAAGTAAAAGACAAGCCTTTGCCACGCCGATTTCCAGCACTTCCTCTTTAGTCAAAAGTTGTGTCGCCACCAATCGGCTTATATCTATCAACCTCATTACCCATGAATAACTGCCGATTCCCAAAAGCTCAATAAAATCCTTGAATGATTCGTGGTGCTCACTCCATAAAGCCCTGTCCTGATTATCAGCCAATAGCCCACCCAGCTCCAGGAATCGAACCTTTATATCCTTGCAGCAATCCGCAATTAAAAACTCGCTCTGTTCTGCCGGTGTTAGCCCTATATCAATGGTTACTATTTTCCCTTCACCTATCGTTTCCATTTATCCTAATACCAGAACGTATAACCAAATTAAGAGCCCCAAATCTACGGCAAGCAGCACACATATCCCCTTCTCTGATTTGCCCATCCCTTTCCACCGTTTATTAATCTCTTCCCATTGCAATTTTTTCATTTTTACCTCCTTTGTTTTAGTTCTCAATTAAGATTTTGCAGCGAATCACTAGCGTTTAGCTTCTCTACCAGCTTGGTGAGGGTATCGTCCTGTATCGCATAGTGAAGGTATAATGCCTTACTCAAATCACGCAAAAAGTCAGCGTGAGCCTTAGCCTCACTGCTCATACATTCTGGCATAGGTCGAGCGTCATCATAACCAGGTTGGTAGGCTAGGCACTCGTTAATAGATTCGTGAGTACTAGGACTCTCCCAACTGCCTTCGTCACATTTCCAGGGATAAGCCTTAAAATCTAAATCCTTCTGTCTAAAGTGAATCGCATTGAAGTTGCCTTGAATCTCGCACATATGGGTAATTTCGGGCAACCAGTCGAATTCCTCTGGTAATGACCCACACCATCTACAGGTCTTACAGCTACCTTCCTTCGCTTGCTTTAGGATTGCCTCAAAGATTTCCTCTACCCCCCATGTCTTAACTTTCGTTGCCATTGTATTTAACCTCCATATTAGCCGGTATAGCCAGCCCCCTTCTTAAATCTGACACTTTTCTGACGTCATATGACATGAAATATCATTAAAAACTTAGACAGTAACACCTCGGATGACGAGGTATATCATTTTTTACCCCTTAAATTAACACCTGTTACTGTATTTTTAGCTTCAAAAGTAACACTGTAACACCTGTTACTGTAACAGTTACTCGCCGTAAGTAACGTAACACCAGGGGGATATATAATATCCCCTGTTACTGTTACGGTGTTACAATATGTTATTAAGTTCGCAATCCCCATGAATCACCTACTTTAACTGTTACTTCCTTTTTGGCTAAGCGATATATAACGGTCTTAACAGAGGGTTCGTTAGCTTCCAATGCCCCGGCGATGTCCTTAATTGTCATAGCGCCACTTCGTAGCAGGTTTTTAATCTGTGCTGAGAGTGGCAATTCGCCAGATAGCCCGGTATCTCTTAGGTCAGTCTTGGCTATTGTTATACTGTCATTGGTGAATGTGAACTTATAGCCTAGTGGTGAATGTAGCCGGGATAAGTTCGCCTTTGCGTGCTTTAGGCTGATAACTGCTTCATCTTCCCCGGCTTCCTGCTCTGCTCGACACTCCCAAACTGAACGGGCTAGGTTGGTAAAGAATACCGAGCCGAATATAGTTCGCTTCTTTGTGAATATGTCTTTTGAGTTATGAGCTAAGGTTAGACTCG